GTACAGACGGCGCTGTCGGGTAAGACTTCGACCGTGGCGAAGCGCGCATATCCGCTGGTGCGCTGGGAAATCGGCTACGACGTGCTGCGCCAGCCTGGCGCACCTGGCTATTCCTCGGCCGCGAGCGATGAAGTGCTGCAGATCGTCGGATTGCACAACCAGGTGCAGGGCCGCTTTGACACCTGGCTGTATAAAGATCCGGATTTCAACGCCGTCCCGGCCGCGACGCCGAGCGTGTTCGCGACCGTGGCCAGCACCGATACGACGGCCACGATCTACCAGCTCGTCGCCATCAATCAGAACACCGGCGGCCCGGGCGCGAGCGAATTGATCCAGAACCTGAACACTGGACTTGCTGCGCCCGTGATCTACGGCAACGGCGTCACCATCCCGAGCGGGCACTACACGATCAACCCATCCGGCAACCAGAACGGCGGCGTGCAGTTCTCGACGCTACCCTCGACGGGGACGGTGCTGTCGTGGTCGGGCCCGTTCTATTACCGCTGTCGGTTCGATAACGATGAGTTGCCAGACATGAAAAAACTCATGCTCAAGATCTGGGCGCTCAGCAAACTGAATTTCACCAGTGTGAAGCTCTGAACCCCAGCAATGAAGAACGCCTCGAACGCCACGAAGGCCATACTCGCCGCCGGGCAGGCCGTCATCGCCGAGCTGCTCGACATACAGCTGTCGAGCAAGTACGGGTCCGCGCTGTATCACTTCACCGACTTCGACACGCCGCTCTCGGCGGCCATCTACCCATCTTCGACGCCGGCGACCTATCAGCTCGGGTACACGATCGAGATAGGAGACGAGACCGACAAGATCGGGACCGAAGGCAGCGAACTGGAGATCACGATCGCCCCGCAATGGGACTACGCCAACGGCGGCCAGGTCCCGCTGATCGCCGGCTACCCGTTTCTACAGGCCTGCCGCTTGCGCATCCTCAATGGCGCCACGATCACGCGCTCGCGCATGTTTTTCGCGCCCGGCTCGCTCAGCACCGCACCGGGCGCGGTGAAATGGTTTGTCGGCGTCGTGGGCGACATCGAGGTCGGGCGGCTGAAGGCCGTGCTGAAGGTCGGCTCGCCGCTCTCGCTGATGACCATGCAAATGCCGCGCTCGGTCTATCAGGTCGGCTGCGCGCATACCGTGTACGACGCCGGCTGCACGCTTTCAAAGGCCGCCTTTCGCGTGTCGGGCACGGTCGGAACGGTCAGCAATGCCGCGCAGTTCAACACCAACCTAACCCAGCCCGATAACTTCTTCAGCAAGGCGCCCGGGCAGATCACCTTCACCAGCGGCGTCAATAACGGGCTGACCGCCTCGGTCAAGCAGTACCTGCATGCCAGCGGCGCCGTCGCGCTCTTTGCACCGCTCCCGGCCGCCCCGTCGACCGGTGACACGTTCACGATCCTGCCGGCCTGTGACCATCAGCGCGGCACCTGCGCCAATAACAACAGCGCGTTAGGCCCAACGTTCAACAATCTGGCGCACTACAAGGGCGAGGACTTTATCCCGGTACCGGAGACCATGCTCGACGGTGGCACTTCCAACCCGCCGCAGCAGACCCCCGGCAGCCAGGCTGGTGTCATCATCGGCAGCGCGATCAGCTCGAGCAGAAACCCTTCATGAGCGCGATCACCTGGCCGCAACGCTACCCGGACGTAGCTGCCGCGCGCGCCGCACTGGTCGCCGAGGCCCTCACCTGGGTCGATACGCCCTGGGCGCATGCGCATGACCTCAAGGGCGGCGCGGTGGACTGCGCCATGCTCATGGTGCGCGTGCACGTCGACACCGGCGTCATAGCGCCATTCGACCCGCGGCCCTACCCGTCGCAGTGGTATCTGCATCATGAGGCCGCCCGCTTCCTCGACTTCCTGGCCGCGCTTGGCGGCCGCCAGGTCGAGACCGCCGCGATCGGGGACCTGCGCATGTATAGCTTCGGCCGCCACGCTGCGCATGCCGCCCTGGTCGTGGATGAGCACAGCATCGTGCACGCCTCGAGGCCCGCCCGGCGCGTGCTGCGCGATTCCATCAACTCGATGACTGGCCAGTACGCCGGCGCCTGGTCGCTGTTTCCATGAGTAACCTGTTTGGCTCCAAGGCCGCGAGCGCCACGCCGCAGATCTATACCGGCATCCAGGTGTCGACCTCTATGTACGGGCAGGCCATACCGCTCGTGTACGGGATGACGCGCGGCTCGATCAATCTGCTCTGGTATGGCAACTGGACGGCGATTGCCGGGGGCAGCAGCTCAGGCGGGAAAGGGGGCGGCGGCGGCGCGGGCAGCGGCAGCTACACGTACACGGCGGCGTGGGCCGGCGCGCTGTGCGAGGGGCCTATCACCGGTGTCGGGCAAGTCTGGCATGATCGCGCGATCGTCACCCTCACCTTCGAGGATCTGACGCTGTATCTGGGCGCCGGCGGGCAGGCGGCCTGGACGGTGCCGCCGGCCGCGCAGCAGCTGCCCTATGACCACATCGCCTATGTGGCCGCGCCGTCCTACAATTTCGGCTCATCGGCTTCAATGCCGAATCTGGCATTCGAGATCAAGGGCCTGCTGTATAACACCGGGCCGCCGGGGCCGACCTTCGGCGGCACATTCACGGGCGACCTGGCCGTCGGTTCCAACGTCATTAATAACTGCGCCCCGCCAGGTGCCCTGCATGTCGGCAGCCTGCTATCCGATGCCAGCGGCGCGATACCGAGCGGGGCCACGGTCTCGGCGATCACGGGCGGGGTCTCCACCAGCAACACCGGGTATACGGTCACCTTTTCCGGCGGCACCGCCGGCAGCTCGATCGCCGGCGACACCGTCACCTACACCGTCATAGGCGCCAGCGCCGGGGACGCCGACCCATCGCTCATCGTCCCGGACTACTTCACGGACGTAAACCACGGCGCCCTCTACGCCGGGACGATCGCGAGCCTGGCGGGCAACAACAAGTTTCAAGGCTACTGCTGGGCTCTCGGCATTGGCCTCAGCCCGCTGGAGACCACCCAGCGCCAGGCTAACGACTTCCTCACCGAAATCGCGCAGATCTGCAACAGCGAGGTCGTCGAGGTCGCGGGCGTCCTGAACGTGATTCCCTATGCGGATGCGGTCGTGTCCGGCAACGGCTACACCTACGACCCGACCGGCAGCGGCAACAGCCAGCTGGTGCCGATCTACTCGTTTACCGATGACGACTACATCACCGATGGCGATGCGGATCCGGTCGAGGTCACGATCACCCCGCTGTCGAAGACCTACAACAAAATCGTTGTCGAGTACCTGGATCGCTCCAACTTCTACAACGCCGCGCCGGTCGAGGCCTTCGACCTGGACGACATCAACGCGAACGGGCTGCGCCTGGCGCCGACCTATACCTTCCATCAGATCACCAACGCCAACACCGCCAAGCAGACCGCCTCGCTTCTATTGCAGGCGAGCCTCTACCGCACCAGCAGCTACCGGTTCAAGGTCCGCGCGGATTATTGCCTGCTCGATCCCATGGACCCGATCGCGGTCTCGGACTCGGGCTTGGGCCTGGCCGCGCAGCTGTGCTGGATCACGGAAATCATGCTCAGTGCCGATGGCGAGGTTACGATCACCGCCCTCGAGGTCACCGGCCACGCCAACACGGTACCGCAATACAACTGGGGCAGCGCCCAGGGCTTCGCGCAGAACTACAACGCCAGTCCCGGCAACGTCGCCCCGCCGCACGTGTTCATGATGCCGCCCTTTTTGGCGAGCGCTCAGGGCGCCCTGCAGCTTGGCATCGCGGTTTGCGGGGCGAACGGCAACGCCAACTGGTCAGGCTGCCAGGCCTACGCCTCGATCGATGGCGGTTCGACGTATTTCCCGCTCGGCTTCGTGACCTCACCGGCGCGCTACGGCACGCTGGGCGCGAGCATCGCCGCCGGCACCGACCCGGACACGACGCACACGCTGACTGTCCTGCTCAGCAATAACACCCAGGTCATCGATTCGGGCACGAACGCCGACGCCGATGCCATGCAGACGCTGGTGCTCGTCGACGACGCCACCAACGGGCCGGAGATCATGGCCTATTCGACGGCGACGCTGGTCACCGCCGGCGAGTACAACCTCACCAGTTACCTGCGCCGCGGGCAGTACCAGACCGCGCCGGTGGCGCATGCCTCGGGCGTGCCGTGGGTGCGACTGGATGGCTCGATCCTGACGCTGCAGGTCGATCCGGGCTGGCTGGGGCAGACGCTCTATCTGAAGTTCTGTTCGTATAATCAGGCCGGCCAGGCCATTCAAAGCCTGGCGCAGGTGACCGCCTACAGCTACACGCTCGCCGCCGGCGCCCTCGGGCCCAGTCTCAGCGTGGTCGCCACCGGCAGCGCGATCGCTTTCGACTACCACGTCGCGAAGGCCACCACCGGCGCGAACGCCTGGGACTCGGCGGTCTATTCCAAGGTGGGTTATCCGGCATGCCAGGCCAGTGCGCGGCCGCAGACGACGTCCGCGAACGGGCTCGGCATGATCGGCTTCTCGAAGAATCCGAGCGCGTCCTCCAGCTA